ATGTGCCATTTATCCTCACTAGGGTTCAATATCACCAAAGATAGCTCTCACTACCGAACGTGTGTAATTATTATACCCATCTAATGTTATCTTTCTAATAGCTTTGAATTCGGGTGAGTTTTTATCTAGAATTTCTTCATATTCTGTCAAAGTAATTGCTTGGAACTTCTTATTCTTCTTATCAATAAAGTCAATGATATCTTGCAAGTCCAAGCCTTGAATAATCACTCCTTCTGTTACGACTTTCCTTTCGTTTCCACTCATGTTGATTTCTCCTTTTCTATCATGTCAATTAGTATTCTGTTGATAGATTGTACGCCTCGTAGAATGAAGTTCTTTATTTCCATTATCTTACTATCTACATGGACGTATACCGATCTGTCTACGATGTCTAGGTTAGTTACGGTGTACTCAATCTGCACCCTAACATCACCATCAAATTGATAACCTCCTGAAACCCAATCTTGGAAGTCAGCACTTCCCCAAGTAATGTGCCCACTGCAAGTATAACCGGAATATACAGGTATCCAATGAACACCAGAACAAGTTGGACAGAATGAATCTGTCGAATGATCGGTAATTGGATCCAAGCTGCACGTAGGACAGGCGATAGAAGATGCTACTACAAAGAACTCTACATCTCTACCTATTGCACCACGTATGCTATCAATAGTATCTTTAGTATTATCCGGCCAAACTATTGTCATAAAACTTCCCTAAATATCTTATGCCAAGTATTTGCTACAGATTTCCAAGAATACGCAGGTGCGGTAAACTTTGCTAAAGCAGCTTCTTCTAATCTAACTTTTTCATCTTGATTATCATAAAGGAACTGTAGTTGTTCGGCAATAGCCTCAGGTGTTACTAACTTGCCATACGTAAGTGTCTTTTCAAAGCATAGCTCTTGACTGGTTTCTATTAATCGTCCCACATCGTGGAACAATTCTCTACAAGCACTGTGGTTTGGTACAACTTGTACTGAACCTGTCGTAGCGTGTTCAACATTAGTCAAACCCCACCCTTCCCCTAAGCTTGCGTTAAGTCCAACGTCCGTAGCATTGTAAATGGTATTCAGTTGTACGTCTGTAACTGACTGTACGTTACGGTTCATGTTCGTAACAATTAGGCGTTCTTCCAAATTAAAGTCGTACTTCTTGCCTAGTTTGTTCGACAATCTTAGAATATCCCACCCTACATCTTCAATACCAGCGTGGTGATAATACTTTACGTTCTTGTCTTTATCTTGGGCGAACTGTGCAAACCCCTCAAATGCTATATCATTTCTCTTACGAGGTTGATTACGGTTAGCATTTAGTACGATCCAACTATCTAAGAATGACTTCTCTGCTGGAAAGACCCCCATCTTACATTCCATCTTTGGCTTATCAAACTTATAAAAGGTATTAGTGTCAACACCGTGAGGTACAATAGTCAAATCAATATCAGGGTATACTTCTTTTACAGTGTCATAGCCGAACTGTGTATACACACAAACTCGATCTACGATGTCAAAGTGCTCAAACCATGACCGGTCAGGTAATGTTGAATCCATTGGCATGTACGTAATAATCTTAGGTATTTTACTACCAAACTCTTGCTTAATTTCCCTCAGATACTCATTTACAATCCACAAGTCATTCAGGATATAAATCAAATCAAAACCTTTGTTAACAAACTCTTTTATACGGTTAAATCCATAAACATGTCCCTTCATAGCAGCTGGATATACTTTTACTGGAAATTCGTGTGGATCACCATAGTAGTTGATACCTAACTGGTGTAAGTCATACTTGGACTGTGGTAAGTGTGCTTGAATTGAGTGATTAACTCTTGCAAAACCTGTGGGAGTAACAGCATCCCCTATCCATAAAACCTTTATTTTCTTTTGTTTCCTAGCCATTATAAATCCTCCTTATAACTTTGAACCTCTTTCATATTGATTATTTAGATAACCTGGTGTACTTGCCTTCTTAGACTGTGCCAACCTCTTTTGCGGCGGCTTTAGAATACTCTCTAGAGTGTCCCAATCTTGCTTTAGTGATGTAGTACGTGCTTTACTACCTGCAATATTAGAATATGCTATTTCAGCATCTTTCCAACTTCCAGTATTCCACACACTTTCTTCCAGAGAACCTTCCTTGATTATAATTGATGCCATGAGTACCATTGGAAATTCATCTCCGTACTCAACAGTGGGTGGCGCTGGAAACAGAAATCTAATTCTAGAGTTTCTAGAAGCATTGTAATCAGAATCTATAAGATATTTATAGTTCCACCAGCGCATCAAAGCTTTAACAGACATAACTAGGGATGTACGTAGCCAATCATCAGTGTAGCGATAAGGTTCAGTAATGTCCCCTAAATGCAGTCGTAAGTCCGTAATAAGATAGTCTAAGTTAGTTTCTGTTGTGATTGCCATTAGGTTAGACTCAACTCCTGTAACTCGGCTAGTCTGGCTTCGATATGTCCAATTCGCTTACTTGAGATTTCTTCCTGTTCAGCGATTACTAACATACGCTGTACTGGTGCTTCCGAGTCCATTTTGTTCAAGGCAGCTTCCAGTGAGAAGAATGGTGCTTTCAATAGTTCAAAAAGCTCTTTATCGTCCATTACATTGTACTCATTTATATCTACGACGAGCGGCTTTGATTCTCTATCGTAACTTACGAGTACTCCCTGCTTAAGTAGAAGTTCATTCATTTTCTGAAAGAACATATCACCCTCTACTGACCATACATCAACAAAGCAACCTGCGTCGTTTTTACCTGGGTTGCCTTCTAATATATGTTCCTCAGGATTCTCCGAGAAAGGATTAATAACCTTTACTGAGGCTTTCCCTAGGATAACTTTCTTATATGTAGCGTAAGGCGCATCTTTCTGCATAGCAGAATATACTTTTGCATCTTTATTCATTTTAGACCTCTCCTATTATTATTGAGGGAGGGGCAACTTTTATTTCGCCCCTCCATCTCATAAATTAATGTTTATCCACCTGTAATCTGTAGCACGTACATACCGATTGCTCGATCAATGATTAGACCGAACTGCTGGTAGATTTCCAAGAACCACTGTGGCGGAGTTGGTGCCATGTCCGTCCACTGCTTAACCTTGACATCGCCGTAAGTAATGAACTCACCTACGTTGTGTCCAAGTACAAGAACTCTGTTATTAGGCAGAATTAGCTTGTTATAGTCCGTTGGATTGTCATATACCTGCTCTAGTGCGATAAGGGGAGCACCGTAGTACTTACCCAAGAACCCACGCTGAACAACTTCTTCAAGCTGCGAGTCTACACCAGCCCACTGAGCATCTGTACCGACAGTGTTACCATCGTTCCAAAATGCACCGAACTTGGTGATCGGAGTTAGAGCTGCACGAGTCCCTACAACAGCCTTTACGCCACCAGAGTTTTGATTGATCTCGTCAATCGCATCTTCTAGAGCGGAAGCCGTAATTGGACCTCCTACATTGGTAAAGTTACTCGGGGTGTTTGCAGCTGTCCACACCGTTGACAAGACTGTATAGATCTTGTTCTGGTAGTAATCGGCTAGCTTTGCATACATTTCCCTACGGATTTCGTCAACTGAACCAATCTGTCCAGATTCCAGTTCCCACTCGTTGAAAGTGACTTTCACATCAGCACCGTCCAACACGTAGTTGGCACGTTCTGAAAGTGTAACTTCACTAGCAAGGTGAATAGAACCAGGAACTAGCGTACGAACAGTGATCCCTTTGCGAAGTTTCTTAAATAGCATATCACCTGGCTTCAATGCACGTGTATTTAGCATCATCCCTACAAAATTTGTAGTAATGTGATTTGGTTGAATAAATTCAATAATCATTTCAGCTAAAGCTTCACGTGCGGGTACACTCTTATCCTTTAAAAGAGATGCTATCGCTTCGTTTAGTTTCTTATCATCCATCGTATTAATATCCTCCTGTTATGTTTGCTTACCAGTTAATACGGAAAGTTAGTGACCAATCTGCTACAGTAAATCTTTCTACTTGAGCAAACTTGCCTTTATCACCCGCTGAATTCTCTTGTAGTTTACCAGCATGTGTAGCACCTTCATCATCAATATTAGCAACTTCCAGCCACGTTCCTGGAACCTGCAAGTTAGCTGCGTAGACGAACGCACCACTAGGTACAGTGAACACACCTGGCCCAAATGCCAACGCCGGAGCGCCGGATGGGATAGTTAGACCCTCTCTCATTGACTGAGGAGTCATGTGTACATCGGCTGTGAACGGCACGTTAGATGCCTGATCAAAACCACTACGTAGAGCATACGTAAATGCGGGATAAGGCTCGTATAGGGGAGGTGTTGAGTTATCTACGGCGAACGTGATAACGTAGTGTGCCTTCTGAGCTTCTGTATCATTTTTCGGAAGGCGAGCACCTGGTAAATCCTCCCTGCTACCAAAATCATAACTGATGTCGTTTGCGCCCTCATCATTGGCTACAAGTAGAACCATCCTACCTTCGACAATATCTTGAGCTACTACTACACCAGTAATATCAGTATACTTATTGATTTCCATGATTTATTGTTATCCTCCTGTTATTTCTTCTGTCTTTGTTCGCGGAGCAATCTGCCCAGCTCTTTAGGATCGGCTGTGATAGTACCGTCGGTATTAACTACGGCAGGAAGTCCTTCTTTATCTTCCTCGTCGCCACCTTCATCGCCACCTTCCAGTGATGCAGTTGCCACAGAAGTCTTAGCAAAGGCACTCATTTCTTGTACCATAAATTCCAACCCAGCTTCGTCGAGTGCTAAGAAACGTTCCTTATTCTCAACAAAATACTCGTCGGACTTTTTGATCTCAGCTTCAGCGAACTTAGTACGTACCGAAGCCAACTTTTCAGCCTCTTCCGTATCTTTGTCGATGCTAGCTTTGAATTCACGAAGGTCTGTTAGCTCTGTTTCAACAGCTGCAAAACCATCCGTCTTTTCCTTGAGCTGTCCTTCTAGCTCAGTGATCTTATCGGTAGCTTCTGCAAGTTGATCTTCTAACACCTTCAACTTATCGTCAGTCATATTAATGTCCTCCTCAATATTGGCTTCTGCCTCAATAGGTTTAATTTCCGTAGCTGCTATTGCTAAAATGGGAGTACGTCCCGCGAAAGCAGGTCGTCTAACTAGCGTTGCCGCACGTAGGATAATCCCCTTCAAGGTAGAAATACCATTTTCATCTTTGACTTCCTCAGTAAACGGTACTTCCCATGAAATTTGTGGGGGTGTGCCAGAGTCAAACTCGTTTAAAATCAAGTTTACATCATCTGGTCGTTCCTTAGACCACAAAGCAGCTAAGCCCTCAATTTTGTTGGCAACCTGTTTTAAGTGAGTAATGACACCAATAGCAAAAGAGCCATCGTGCCCGTCCGCAATATCCCCAGCTGCCATTTTAATAGGCATGTTGATACCACTCTTAATTAGATTGTCAAACTCTTCTTGAGGAATTCTTTGTTTATTCTCATTTGGCTGGTCATCCGTAAGGATAAACTTTAGCCAACGGAGTGTTGGGTTTAGCGTAAGAGATGCAAACGCATCATCTTCTGCTAACTTCTCTTTAATCAAATGGACGTTCGTATCAGCCATAAATTTACCTCGCTTTGTACACGGCAAAAGACAAGGAACTATATTCCTCTACCTTAATTATACCACATATTCGATAAACTTTGTCATATTTGGTCTAAAATAAAAGGAATCTTGCATTATTCCGTAGCTTTTGGCTTAGATTTGGGTTTTGTCTCTGGTTTTACTGCTGGTTTTACTCCACCCTGCCCAGCTGGGTTAGAGAATGGTTGCTCTGGAAATTCCTCTAGATCACTAGCGTCCATCATCTTCTTTTCGTCTTCACGACGCTCGAACTCATCAGAGTAATTCATACCGAACTGCTCTACGAATGTTTCCTTAGAGATGTTTCCTGTTTCGTACAGCTTGATCATAGCCTCTACAAAGTAACGGAAACTAGATAGATTAATAGGCTTGAACCGTAGTGCTGTAGTACCTTTCATGCCATTATGCTTTAGTGTTTCAGATATAACACCGTCTAGCACACTTATAATCTTACGTCTGTATGCCTCCATAGTCTGTGTGGGACTTAACATAGCATATTCAGCATCAGATGAACCTGTGCGTTCAGTCTCACCGGTCGCTAGAATAGCTGGGAAACCTAGACCGTAGAAGATATCACGATTTACTTCTTTGTACTTGGAATCAGCAAGCAAAGCTTCCGTATCGGGGAATACCCACTCAATCTCTAAAGTGTGGTTAGAGAAGAGCTGGAAAATACGCTCTACGTCCGTACCACCAGTGTTTCTCCAATACATTTGATTCTTGATATCTTGCAACTGCTCTTCGTCATCTTCTGTCAACGGAAACGTATCATTACCCAACTTCACAATCTGGATAGCTGAAATAACTCTTGACGCAATAGAGTAATCCATTCTACGGATATTTCTCTTATGTTTCATAGCTTCCATAGACGCATATAGATATGGAATAGGATACGGAGAGTCTGCCACAACCTTACGTCTAATAATTAGAGGATCTTCAAGCTTGAAGTACAGTTTGCCCGCCTGAACAGCTGCTACAAACTGAGGGTAAGTTGTCTCCAAGTAACGGTAAAGTTCTTTATCTTCCATAAGATTATCATATACACCCTTAGACGTGATGAAGTGTATTAGCTCTTCTGGTATCTTAATGAAGTAAGATTGCTTATCAGATAAGCCAGGGCTTTTGATGATAATGGTAGCTGGATCCCTAACCCACATGGATGTAGGTAGTGTAATAGCTGCGTACTTCTTGAGTTTAATACCCGAAGCTTCGAGTTCAGCCTTACTTACTGTGGTGTACTTAACTTCGGGAATAACTAAACCAGAGATAAGATACTCCATAGCCATAGCTTCAGCAAAATCTACTAGAGAAGGCAGTAATCCTTCTACTAAATTCTCCTCGTTATTGTTGAGGTTATTACGCTCAAAATCAATATCTGTGATACCTATGTCTATCATCTTGTTGATAACTGTGGACGCAATCGGATCTCTCTTATAGAAGAATCTACAACCAAATACAGTCTTTCTATATTCATCTACATCTACGACTGCCAACTTATCAACCTGATCCCACGTCCAAGGGTTAGACACTGTGATATTGTTTTGCAAGTTCATAAAAGCTGCGTTCTTTAGTTTTGTGTAGGTCGGTTTCTTTTCATCTGTCATATTATGTTATCCACCTTGGTCTTAATAGTTTTTTAGGTTTTTGTTGTAGTGCCAAACTTTCATTCACTAGCCAATACGCCATTGAACCGCAGAGTAGGGCAGCTGTAAAGTGGTCATCTCCTCTTTGTCCGCCTTTAGGTGTAAGTGTCTTGTAGACAATTTCCCCTGCTGGTGTCTTAGTGTAAGTCATTCGTTCAAGTTCGGCAACCATTTCA